GAGCAGTTTCTTAACAGTTTTCCGGCAAGTGGACTTGTCTCACATCAGGAGTCCAAAGATCTCTGTCAGGCATATGATAACTGTTACAAGTCTGCCTGTGGTTCGGGAAACCCGGGGCCCTGTAGTGATTCAGCTGGCTCTGACCCGCGGCTTGTGGCAGCATGTAATCGGGTGTATAGTCAAAATGCATTTGCACAGCTTGCAGAGGTGCAGGCGGATGTTGTTAGGGCAGTCAACGCACTCCCCTTTCCTCAGCCGAATGTCTGGCAGCAAGTCTATGTATATCAGGGCCGGGTTGCAGTGTGGTATCGCTCGAGAGATCCCGTCAACAGTCCAGAAGGTTATCGCATCGATTGGTTCGCTGTTTCTAAATTTGAAGTCTGTGGTGCAGTGGCCGTCGATCTTGGGTCTGAAGGCACAGGTTATCTATGGCCACGACAGCGACTCCGATCACAAGAGATGGAACTGAGAGGGATGGCACCGCGCAGACTCAAGTATACCTTATACTCACTGTTAGAGAAGTGTCGGGCAACCAAAACCAGCTTCGATGAGGCATGCTTAGCTTGGAACCGGCTGGCCATTACATGTACCACATCAACTTGGGCTTCAGGTGAACTGTTCAAGACTTGCAGATATCTGTCTGCGTCTCTCAGCTCACCATCATCACCTTTTGACACCATGGCCACTAAGCTCAAGCGGCCAGTTAATCTGTGCGACATCCTGTATTTACACCGCCTGACAATTGTACTGTCCAATTGGGAGTCGCGTGATAAGTATCACTCAGTGTGCCCAATTCTCGGACTTCCGAGATCTTTCTCTCAGTTGGAGAGCTATTGGCTTCTATGGGTGCCAGATGAATATGCGGACAGCACCAAGCACATGGCTTCATGCGCCATGGACCTCTGCGACGAGTATATGCTCGTTAAGTCAACAGCAGCCATTCGCATCCGCGATTTAGAGGCCCAAGTGTTGTTGTCAGGGCAGGAGCAGATAAGCATCTCAGAACTTCGCGCATCACTCAGGGCTAGTTGTAGTCTAGACACAAGTGGCAAGCTTGGCTGGTCTTGGGTCGGGTCGCTGGCTGCAGGCCACGCTTTGGTGCTTAAAAGTGATCCTCGGTACTTCGACAAGCAATATGCTCGGGGTACTACCCACAAAACGCTGTCCCACCACATGACCGTAAGGCATTCTGCCTACATCAAGCCAGACGCTACCCTTGATACAGGGACTGTGGCCGAAATGATGATTAGTGCTGGGATGGATCCACTATTTTCAATTGTCACTCCACTTTTCAGGTTTCTTTTCCTAAACCGCCCCGTTTTCTTTAATCACCCGAAGAAAGGCGAGCATAAAGACCGGGAGATTTCGATAACAGATCCAGATTCCAGAATTGCACTCAATGCTGCTGAGTTGATCTGTGGGCATTATGGCAGAACAACTGGGGTTGACTATCTAAAGATTGCTCGCAAAGACCAAATCTTCTACAAAAGTTCATCTTATGTCCTTAGAAAAGGCGGAGTAATACAGAGCTCTGACGCCAGCCGATATGGGCCAATGATGTCAAACTTCGCTATAGCCATAATGCTCTTGGTCCTTGGAACAAGGTCCATGCATCTCAAATGGGC